GTACCATCCGCGTGCCCGGGATGGCCGGGCTGCCAAGGATCGTCAGGCCCCTGGCCAACCGTGAGAGATCGAATGAACCTGATGCATTCGTCGATGGACGAGCTTCGAAACTATCGGACGAGCACCAGGCAGCTCCTGGCTGAAGGCAAAGATGCCCTATCCGTGATGGTTGCTGTGGATAGTCGGCTGATTGAGGTTTCGAATCATGTAGCCATCTGCCATCGTGTTCTGGCCGAGAGCAGGGCCAACCTACCCTTCAGCATGTTTGCCAGGCGGAAGAAGATCCTTGCCAGTATCGAGCGGACAGGCAACATCCTTGAAGAGCTCGACCAAATTCAGTACGAGCTCGTTGATGTGAAGGGGCAATGCGTGGGCATGCTACGAAGCGAGCTCCAGGGAATGCAGCGCGCTATCAACCAGCTATTGGGGAAATCATGAACGACGAGCCATTCGACCGCGCCGCGCCTTCGTTGCCGCCGCCGATGACCGTTGGGCGGTATGTGCGTGAGCACTTCACCGGAACCGTTCGCAAGTACATCGCGTGGGCATCCATCAGCGTCCCCGCGTCGGGCGCAATTCGCTTGCGAGAATCAGGTTTCGAGTGGTGGAAGCTGGCATTGCTGCCGCTGGCATGGGTGTTGGCCTGCACGCTTGCATGCGTGGTCGTAACAGTGGCGCTTGCGGCTACTGGCTGGTGGAAGCTTCACACCCGCATCAACCCCTACATCCCGGTGACCATCGCCATGGTTGCAGCCATCCTTGGCTACATCCTGGTATTCAACTTCTACTGAGCTGGATCGTCCTCGCGGCGACCACCGGTGATTTCGATTTCCAGCGGTTCATCACTACCCGCAGTGGCCGTAGCGGTTAGGTAGGCAGCCAGGTCATTGGCCCGGCGCGACCCCGGCGGAAGCCTCGATAGCTCGATCAGTGCGCGGCGCCCATCCGAGTTCACCATCATCCTGGCCACCCGGTTGAAGCCTGCGATCGGTGCCGCGGTGCCGGCCGCAGCCCGCAGGCTGGCGTTCTTGAATGCGTCCACGAATCCGTTTGACGCTTGGACCACCTCGCCGTATGGGCCGGTACCACTGAAGTTCACCCCGAACTTGTCGCCCATCCGGCGAGCTGCCTGCATCGCGTCCATGATCTCCGCCATCTCGGAGGGGTCGAACGTGGCCTGAAGATTCTCGATCTTGTCCGGCTTGTCGCCGCCCAATGCCTTCACGAAACCACTGGCATTGAAGGGCACGTGGTTCGCACCCGCGGAGGCCGGTGCAGTCCGCGCCGTCGCCAGCGCATCCTCTACGATCATGCGCTTGTACTGGCCCCATACTTCAGGCTCGTTCCTTTCCATGAAGTAGCGGACCTGGGACAGCTCGGAGGGCTTCATGGAATTGATCCGCTGGATGACCGTCTCCGGCGGCAGCGAGTAGCTGGTGAAGCCATCCACGTCTACCTTGTCGCCCAGCAACCTGCGCAGCGGGCTCTGCTCGATCTTGCGCAACAGGTCCGTATGGTTGCGATACTCGTCGTTGGCCGCCTTCAGCATTTCGCTCGGGCGCGTGACGGTGGTCCCGGCAGGTACGACACCGTTCTGCCCGAAGCCCGCTGCCTCGTCCAGCCGCTGCCCGGCAGAGTCGATGTCATCGCTGATCGCCGCATACATGCGCTTGGCAAACGTCTTGTTGACGTTTCTATCAACGTTGCTCAGCAGGTTGGCTTGGCCACGCGCTGCGGCACCATAGGAGCTGCGAGACTTGCGCGCCGAATCGAGGCTGAAGCCATCCTTGCCACTCAGCTCGTCCAGCATCCGCTGAGCCTGAGTCCGAACCCGACGGGCGTCAGCGCCGAGTACGTCGGTGTTTTCTCCGATGATGTCCTGTAGGACTTGGCGGGTCTTGGCATAGTCCACCACCGGGGCATCGCCCACCATGCGCCGAATTGCGCCGTACTGCTGCTTGGCCACGTCCTCCCGACGATCAACAACGCGCTTCACAGCCTGATCGACGGATTCCTGAACCCGCTGCCCAATGCCCTGAGCGGAAGCACTGTTGGGACTGATCCTGTCCATGATCCGATTGACGTTGGCGATAGCCTGGTTGGCGATCTTCTCGTCCGCCTGGAATGCTGTATCGGCAGAGAACACGCTTTGCCTGGCCATGTTCTCCAGCCCGGTCTGCGCCCGGCTGCCACTGACCATGCCCGGCGTCAGGTCGATGCCGGTACGCTGGGCCAGCGCCTCACCCTCAGCAGCAAATGGCTTGGAATTCGCGCGCTCGTTGAAGTAGTTCAGCGCTCGGGCGGTCACGTTCTGCGGCAGGACGTTCTCGCCGACCGACATGGCTGCGCGGCCAAGGCCTGCCAACCCACCACCGAATGCTGCGCTCAGGGCGGTGTTGTTCAGTCGCTCGCCGTCCTGTGCGACGGGCTGCAGTGCACCCTGAATGGCACCGCCGGTGGCGGCTTGGCCGATGGCTCGCGCAGCACCGGCGCCGCGAGCGGCAACGCCCACCGGCAGCACCGGAGCCGTGTTCACAAAGTCCCCCAGAACCCCACCAACCATTCCTCCGCCCGAACTGGTCAGCGCCTGCGACGCAATCCGCTCCTGGTTCGTCTCCTGCTGCAGCTCGTTGGACAGTCCGCCGAAGTAGTCGGCAACGCTGCGGCGAGCGTCGGCGAGGCCTTGGCCACCGACATCGCCCCACAGGTCAGCGCCGAGCCGCGTGCCGCCGGCGAAAGAATCAACCAGAGCCTGCTTGGCGCCCTGGTACAGGTTCGGAAGTGAACGTCCGTAGCCGGCGGCGAAGTTGTCGAGGAAGCTGGTGTTGTCGATCTCGGCCTGCCGAGCAGCGGCCAGCGCATCGCGCTCGGCCTGCCAGCCGGCTTCCGTGAGCCGGCCGTCCGCGTGACGGAGGGGTGTATCGGCAGCTGGCTCCAATCCTTCGACCACGAATCCCGGCGGCGGCGCAGGCGATGCGACAGGCACTGCTGGCATCGAGGATTCGAGAACGAACCCGGGCGGAAGCGGAGGCGTAGCCATTATTCAGGCACCCATTGTCCGTTGATGAGGACCAGCACCTGGCCGGTCTGCGGGTTGCGGGCGCGCTGCACCGGTGCCGCCGGAGGGACTGAGCCGCCAAACGCAGCAGCAGCCGACGGCATTTCAAGGCGTGACCTCTCGCGCGGCGCAGGGATCGCGGCTTGCGCGTTGCCGAGGCCGGCCTTGATGCCTTCAAGGGCGCCTTGGCGAGCGACTGCCTTCTGTTCCAGGGTGGCCGCCGAATCGCCAGGCATCGGCAAATACATGGGCCCGTAGATGTCGAACTCCTGCTTCGTGATGGCCGCGCCAGTGTCCTTTCGAAGGATCGCGGACAGGAACTCGGCGGCTGCCTGCTGTGCCTGCTGGCGATCGGAGGAAATGAGGCCGTTGACCAACCCTGAGTCGCCGACAAACGGGAGACCACGCAAAGCAGAGTCCAGGATGCCGCGAGCGCCCTGATTCCCTTGGGTCATGAGGAGGTTGTCTCCGAACTTCTTCAGGAGGGCATTGGAATCACGGCCGCGGCTGAAGTAGACAATGTCCTTGCCCTGACCTTCGGTCAGCTTTCCCGGTCCGGCCGCCCCTCCTGCACCACCAGCGGTCTTGCCGCCTGGGTTCCACTGGCCGGCCACCGAAAGCGCGTGCTGCTGTCCATCCAGTGCCATCGCCTGCTGCGTTTTCGCTGCGGTGGCGTAGGAACTGGCAGCACTCGCATCCGACGCGCGCGCGCGTGCTGCATCCGCAGCGATGCTTGCCCGGCCCTGGTCAGTCGTGCTGATCCCGCCGCCGCCGGGCAGCAACCGGTTGTTGATCAGGTTCTGGCCTTGGATGGCGGCCAGGTCGACGGGGCCGTTCGCAACGCCCATCAGGTACGCGTTTCCGCCGCCGAAATCGCCGGCCAGTGACCGAGCTACCGCTCCTTGGCGGAAGTCCTGCTCCTGCGTTGCCCCGGTGTATCCGCTGATCTTGGTCGGATCGAACCCACCGCGAAGCACAGTGGCCAGAAGATTCGCCTGAGCGGGATCCGCGACGGCGCCGCCGATGCTCGATTCCAGCTGATCACGCGCCATCGCCTCGTCGCGCTTGATCTGTGCACCGGCCAGCAGCGTGGCCAGCTGCGCAGCACGCGTCTGGCCGGCCTGGTAGGCCCGGTCCTGCCCTGCGCCGCCACCGGCGAAGGCCTCGCCCAGCGATGCCCATCCGTTGCTTGCCATCAGCCACCCCCTTGCAGACGAGCGAACAGGCTCGCGTTGTTCGCCTGCGTGATGTTGTTGGCCTGTTTGCTCAGGTCGGCCGTTCGGCCGAAGCCCGGCAGGCCGTTCATTGCGATTCCCGAGGCAGCCCCATTGGCGGCTTGGGCGGCGGCACTCAGCCACGGGTTCTGCTGGACCGACTGCAGGCGCAGCCGGGACAGGAAGTCGTCGGCCTGGGATTGGCGCCCAATCAGCCCCAGTCGGGTCTGAAGATCGCCCTCTTCCAATGCCTCTCGGGTTCGCCGCTGCTGCGGTGCGTCGATCCGCCCCATCAGGGTGGCGGCCGTTTGGCCGTAGTCGCTTACGCCCAGCGCAGCATCGTTGGCAGCAGTTCGGTATGCGTCGCTCACGGCTCCGGACTGACCCAGGCCATTTGTAGCGGCCGCCTGCGCCGCACGCGCCTGCTGCAGGTACTGCTGGGAAATGCTGCCACGCTCCGACGCCCCGTCGCTGACGGCGCGCTGAGCCAATAGGTCGGTGACCGCGCGGTCCGCTTCGTCCTGCCTGCGCGACTGCTGCCGGATCTGCGCCGCAGCCTCCCGGTCTTGGGATTTCGCGACGTTCCTCTGGTTGACGTAGTTGAGCCCTCCACCCAAGAGGGCAAGGCCTGCAGCGGCTGCCAGTTCAACGCCCATCAGCGGGTACCTCCTGCTCCAAAGCCGGGCTGATACAGCTGCCCGTAAACGTCACGGAAGCCGCGGCGATCCGCGGCAGATTCACGGCTGCGCCTGTAGACATCGCTCAGGCCGCCGAACACGTCACCCAGCGCATCAGTCTTCAGGCTCCCCTGTGCGGCCTGCAGATTGTTGCGGAGAGCGCTGGCGGCCTGTGTCGCGCCACCGGTCAGGCTCAACCCGCTGCCTGCTTGCGCGATCAGGTTCTGCCTGGCCGCCTCGTCCGCGTTGCGCAGGTCAGAAACTGCGCCCTGGGCCAGCCGCTCCGCAGATAGAACGCCGCGCTGGTAGTCCTCGCCGAGCGTCCGGTTTGCGTCCGCTGAGGCAGAACCACCGGACAGGCCACTACGGGCCATGGCGAACTTCAGGCTGCGATCTGCGACGCCCTTTTGTCGCTCCAGTTCGTTGGTGTAGAACGAGCGAGTGGCGCCCAGGAAGTCATCGATCCCCGCCTGGCGACTGGGCGAACCGTAGATCGAGTTGATCTGGCCCACGGCGCGGTTGATGTTCGAAGTCCGCCATCCCTCCGCCTGTGCCGCCTCGTTGGCCGCCTTGCTCCCCTTCTGTGCGCCCATCAGGCACCTCGCATCTTGGAAAAGTGGGCGATGTCCTCGCCATTGGCGCCGTACCCGCGCCACACGCCCTCTGGCTGCATGCCGAGGGATTGCTCGAACCATCGAATGGCTTCCGTGCGGCTGGTCAACGCGTTGGTCTGGACGCGCCGGGCACCGTTCTCGAACAGGCGATCCATCAGCCAGCGGCTCGCCTTGGTCATGGCCCGCCACTGCTCGGCCCAGCCTGCTTCATTGCCGACCATCCACGATTGCCAGACGCCGTTCCCGATGAACTCAAACCCGCCAGCAGCAGCGGGAGTGCCGTCGCGTCGCAGGGCTGTCACGGCATACGGGGCGGATCGAGACCATGCGCCAATCAGTGCATGTGCGGCGGTGTCCGGATCGAACTGATCGCCGCCGGTCACCGCAAGGAACTGTTCTTGCTCGCTGACGCGCATCTGGTCGGCCAGTAGCACCAGGTGCAACGGCCGACAGGCGACGATACTGCTGGGAAGATGGGCTGGAATCATGCGGAAATGCTGACTTCCAGCCCACCTTGATCAATGGTCATGCCATGGGACGGAAGTCCTGCACGTACAGGCCGAAGGCATTCCACTGCCACGCCTCGGTGCCGTCGTAGACCAGCCGCACAGCGAACGTCGGCGCCGCCATCGACATTGGCACCGGGCCACCGGTGAGCGTGTCCGGATCGACCTGGTATGCAGGCGTGAATGCCCCGCCATTGGTCTGGTCGAAGCCGACCTGGATGCCGACCTTGCCCCGCCCCACCACCTCGAACCCGTACAGCATCTTTGTGACGCCCGCCGGGCCGAAGTCCAGCCACGGCCACTGGATCACGCCTTGGAACGGGGTGAACACACCCGGGGAAAGCTCGTCCCCAATCACGCCGTCGACCATCCGATAGATGCGGTTGGCCGAACGCAGGTAGAGCGCGTCGCCCTGGATCGCCCAGGTGTGCACCTCGAACGGGAAGACGTACCGCGACCACGCGCCCACCTGCCCGATCTGGGTCATGGTGTAGACGAACACCTCCGTTTGCCCACCACGGGCGAACATCAGCCAATACTGACCTGCCGCGGGGAAGTAGAGCCCGCGCGGCACCACCGCAGGATCGGCCAGCCACGCCTGCACCAGCGGGTCGATCGGCATGCCTACGTCGCCTGCCTGGAAGTTCGTGCTGCTGGCGGCGATGCCCACGCTGCGCACGCCCTGGCTGGCCAGGAACAGCAGATCGTTGCCAACCGCCGCAATGGCGCGGTGCTGGGTGCTTCCCACCGGCAGCGCGTCCAGCAGCGACATGCTGGACGGATCTTCATCGATCTGCCACAGCTGGAACGCCTCGGCGTTGAACACGGTCAGGTTGCCGCGGTAGAGGCCCATGGCCGCCACCGGATTCGCGCCGTAGTTCTGCAGGCCGGTGGGCAGGAACCCGGCATCGTTGGCGCTGCTCCAGTCCTTCGGCGCCACTGTGGCGCTGTATGGCACGGTGTCGCCATTTCCAGCGAACACTTTCGAGGCGCCGATCAGCACCACCTTGCTGTTGGGGCAGTTCGGGTCCTCTACCCGGCGGCTCACGGCCTGCCAGGTCACGCTGCCATCCACCACGGTGCCGCCAACGTTGGTTGGCCAGGCCGGCTCGCTGCCGCCGCTCACGTACAGCGGAGAAGCTGTCCAGGTGACGCGGGTGATCGCCACAGCTTCCCAGGTCACCCCGCCATCCACTACGCGCTTGCCGAGGATGTTCGGCCACGCCGGTTCGGTGGCACCGGTATGCGCCACCACGTCCTGCACGGCGCGGTATACCAGGCCTGCAGGGAGGCCATTCACGGCACCGCTGACAGAGAGGTTGTCGGCACCGGTCACGTGGTCATGGTCGCCAACCGACCACAGAGCGATGACGCCCCGGGCATACGACGCGCCGGCGGGCTTCGGCGAAACCGCAGTGGAGATCGCCGCATCGCTGCTGACGATGTTCCCCTGCGTGTAGCTGATCATCACGTCGTCCTTGTCGTACCACCGGACCTCCACCCAGCCGCGCGTGGCGCCGGCCTTGGCCGGGCCCTGCTCGATCAGGCAGTTGGCCGTGAGCGACGCCCCATCAGCGACGACGAAGCGCGCCTGGTTCACCGCTGCGCCATCGCTGATGCGCCCGGGCAGCTCCAGCTTGCCCGAGACAATGTGCGCACCGCCTTCCAGATCCCAGCCGGTGTTGCCGTCGGTGAAGTTGCCGTTGATTGGAGCCGTCGCCGTCGGGCTCGGCAGGTTCACTGGCCTGATCAGATCGCCCTTGGCCGCCTGCTTGGCAGCAGTCCACTGCGGGACCGACCCTCCCGCCGTGCCGCTGCCCGCATTCCCCAGCGGGTTCTCCAGCGGAACGTCCTCGTTCACGGTGCCGCCAGCAGTTGCCGGCCACTGCGGTTCGGTGTCGCCGGAGCGCGCGTTGGCACCGCTCACCGAGCTGACCGTGTACTTGAAGCCGTTGTTGGCCGACGGCACCACCACATTGCCCACAGTGCGCGCCGCGTAGGCCTCCCATGTTGCGTGGCCACCACCGGTGTCCACCAGCGAATAGGCTAGGCCGTTGGGCGCTGTCGGGCTGACCAGCGCACCCGGCAGGTACGTGGTGTTGGGTGCCCAGGGTTTCCCCTCTTCCAGCCAGTAGTGATAGATCGAGCCGTCGGAGAACTCGGCCACCACGTACAGGAACCCCAGATACGGCAGCGAGTAGTGGATCTCCTTCAGCGTGGCCGCGCCGTTGCTCGGATGTTTCAGCACCACCACCGAGTAGCCGGGGCCAGCCGGCATCACCTGGTCGGCATAGACGACGAACGCTCCCTTGAAGGAGGTCAGCCCGATCGTTCCGGGCGGCAAGTCCAGCTGGATCCGCGCGGCCTGGCGCATGCGGATGGTGCGGGCAGCGGTCACGTAGCCGTTGAGCAGATCGAACAGCGCATCCTCCGACGCGCCGCCCTTGTCACGCAGGCGGGTGATGCCGGCCTTTACGGCGGACAGGTAGGTGGCACGCATTAGTTGCCCTCCGGCCAGCCGCCAACGGGGATCGGACGCCGCGCAGGCGGGATCTGCCGGGTGCCGGGGATGTAGCGGCGGGTGCCGTGGGAGCCGGCGATCAGCTGCCGCACGTAGGCCTGAGCCTGCTGCATGTAGTTGCCGGCGTCGGATTGCTTGTAATGAGCCTTGGCGTTCGCCAGCGCGTGCAGGAACACCGCGCGGCTGTTGACCGTTAGCAGGTCATCGTCACCGGTGAGCCACTTCAGTCCCAGATGACCCCGCATCTTGATCGTGTAGGCGCGGTCCGGCGCCGGGAAGATCTCGATGCAGCCCGTGATCCGGTAATAGGCCGGTTTGCTCAGCGAGGTGCTGGTGTACAGCACCGGGTCGATGCCCTCGATCAGCGGCGTCCACTGCACGTCGTCCTGAATGCCCGCCCACGTGATGCGCCGGAAGTCCAGGTACTGGTCCAGATCCAGCGGCACGTCGTACAGATTGGCGCCGGGCACGCACTGGATGGTCCACCAGCGCTCGGTGCGCAGTTCCTTGTACTGCTGGTACAGCTGGTCCTGGGCGTCACGAATGAAGCTGTCGACCATCGCATCGAGGTCGAACGGCCGGCGCTGGGCCATTTCCTGCAGGCGGCTGTAGTAGGCCTCGGCATCCTTCTGGCCGTACTTCGCCTTCGCGTCGGCGATCGCCTGCATTTCCACGGCCACGCCGTCGATCACGGTCTTGTCGTCGCCTTCGATCAGCGGCGCCTTCCCGTCGCCGTAGCGGTCCATGGCGTACCGCTGCAGCAGCGAGTCCTGCGCGGTGTTGATGATCTGGTCCACGTCCGCAGACTTCGCCACGGTGGTGATGTAGCCGCCCAGCTGGTCGTAGTAGGCCTTCGAATCCTGTTGGCCGTGGTGGGCCTTGCCGTTGGCCAGAGCCAGTAGGAAGACTGCCCAGGGGTCGAGCGTTGTCACATCGGCGTCGTCATGGAACGGGGCCAGCGGCGTACTCACGCTCAGCCGGTACTGGTGCTGCAGCGCCACCTGCGCTTCGGACAGGAAGTTGGTCAGCAGCTCCTTGACGCCCGGCGCCCAAGCATCCGCAGTGGCCTGCGCAGAGAAGCCGAGCCGGCGCAGAAGGTCCAGCCGCAGCGATGCCATCGTGCGCGGTGGCGGCGTCCCCACGTAGGTGAAACCCAGCGCGGTCGATACCGTCTGCCGCAGCTGGTCGAAAGTGCGCTGCACCTTGACGGGCTCGACCACGAAGCCGAGGCGGCGGATCACCTCCTGCCGTGCCTTCTTCAGGGACCATTCCACGCCCAGCGATGACAGGTTCACCTGGCCGGTGTCGTAGTTGATCGGCGCGTCATACCCCAGCGGGCTGTCGTAGACGTTGCCGCCGTTGACCATGATCGGTGCGTTGTTGCCGCCCATATCGTTCTCCAGAAAGAAAAACGGCCGACCGAGTCGCCCCGGCCGGCCGCCAGCCCGCCGCCAGCGGACTTAAACGGTTTCGCTGCCCTGGTCGCCCAGCGCCGCAGCAATGGCATCCAGCACGCCCTTGCGCGGCTTCTCGCGGGCGTTCTCGATCGCCGCCAGCTCGTGCAGGTCCTCGTCGGTCAGGTTGTCCAGCGCCGCCTCGATCTCGGCGACGGTCTTGCCGGCGAGAGCTTCCAGATCGTCGGACTGGTCGTCCTCTTCTTCGTCCTCAGCTTCGACGCTTTCAGCGGAGGCGCTGGTCTTGGCTGCCGCGATGCTCGCCGCCACCGCCTTGAAGAAGGCGCGTTCGTTGCGGTAAGCGGCTTTCAGGGCCTCAGCCCCTTCTGCCGTGCTGCCATACTTGTTCTTCAAACCGGCAAACACCTCAGCCTCATCGAAGTTCTGCACATCGAACTTCTCGCTCTTGATCTCGGTGATCACCGCTCCTTCAGCGAACAGTTCTTCGAGAATCGGCAGCTCGTAGTCGAAAACCTGCACGGGCAGCTTGGTGGTTGCATCGCGGTCGATGACCAGCGTCAGCAACAGCAGGGATACGGTCTTGGCCATTACTGCACGCCCTCCAGGGTGATCGGCGCCGTCGCGGCGGTACCGGTGCGGATGAAGTCCGGCAGGTCGGCGATCTCGACCACCGGCGCCAGGTTGGCGGACGCGCTCAGCAGGGTGAACCAGCCGGAGCTGCCAGCGGCCGGGGTGCTGCCGTCGGCCGGCGCTTCGTGTCCCTGCAGCAGAACGCCGGTGGTCACGGCGGTGTTGGCACCCAGATTTGCCAGGCCTTCGCGGCCCCAGCCGCCCAGCAGCGGGGTGGTGTTGAGCTTGACGATGGTGCCCCCGGTCGGGAGCGTCTTCACGTTCGGCATTTCAGTCTCCTGCCGGCGAGGCAATTCCCCGCCGGCTGTAGGTTGGTTACGAGATCGAGAAGACCGCGTTGCTGTTGCGCTTCTTCATGGTCACGCCGTAGTGGGCCGTGACGCCGAAGTAGTGCGTATGGCGGTCATACACGCGCGGCGGAGTGCGCGAGATCATCCAGCGGCCCTTCACGGGGCGCAGCTTGATGGTCTTGCTGTTGAGGAAGTAGCCGCGCTTCTTCCACGGCACCGCGATGGTGCCCAGGCGGTCGTCCAGTGCGTCGAAGGTGGGATCCCACACGCACAACACGTTCTTGAAGCGCAGTTCCTTGGTGGTCGGATCCAGCGTCACACCGCCACCAGGGCCGCCCGTGCCAATGGTGATCTGACGGCCCATGACCGCCAGCGCGTCGGCCTGCAGCGCGTCGTACATGTCCGAACCCATCGGGATGAAGTCCGGAGCGCCCATCTTTCCGTAGGCGATGGTCTTGCGCCACAGCGTTTCCATGCGCTTGATCAGGGTGCCGGGCGTGGTGGTGCTGATGCCGATATCGGCCCAGTTACGCCAGTAGGGCGTGGTGGCCGCATCAATGCCGCCAATAGTGCCAACGGCCGGCGTGGTGCTGACCAGTGCATCCAGGCCAGGAACAGCCTTGGGATTGGTCGAGCCATCCAGATGGACCTCGATATCCCAGTTTTCCTGGAAGCCGTCCTTCAGGGTGGCGCGGTTCTCCGTCAGGATGTTGACGATCTGGATCTTCTCGGCCTCGGTCATCACCGCGTTGCGGTCATCAGTCAACAGGATGCCGTTGTTGGCCAGCTCGGTTTCGTTGAGGGTGAAGCCGTCGAAGGCTTCATACGACTGGTACGGCGCCAGACGAACGGTCTTCTTGCGGTTGTAGGTGACCTGATCGTCACCGGTGTAGTTCTGGTAGTTGGAGTCGTTGGTGTAGCGCACCTTCTCGTTGTAGACGCCGTTGCCGAAGACCGAATCCACCTTGTTGCGGATCAGCCAGTCGGCGAATGGGCGATCAGTGGTGAACTGATCGATCGGATCTTCTTTGGAGAACGACTGCAGCTGGGTATTGGCGCCAGAAATCAGCTGGGCAGCGGTAAGCGGCATAGGAATGGCCTCGGAAGGAAAGATGGCCAGCCCGCAGGGGCTGAGGGTCTTTCCGCGTTCCGAGGGCGCGAGGCTCGTTACAGCGCTACCGGCGGCGAACCCGGCTTACGTCACACGCGGGGCGGCTGGTGTGCCGCTCGGTGGTCAAGATGCCAGCGCTGGTGGGCGCGTCAATGGGCGCCGGCGGTACACTCGGCGAGCCGGGGCAAGCCGGCTATCTCAAACAGGGGCAATGGAATGAGCTTTCCCGTAACCGCGTTCTTCGTGGCTGAAGCATCGGAAGTGCCAGCAGGACGCTTCTACATCAACGACGGCCAGTGGTTCATGTCTGTCGACGCCAACCAAGGCCAGGGCGGAAGTCTTTCGGCTATCTGCCTGACAGGCGATCAAACCGGCGTGTTCTCCCCCCGAGAGAACGGAACCGTCACCTACGTGGGAGGCGAGTTCCAAGTGGAGATCCGGGTGGCCGGAATCGATGCGACCGTGGACCGGCAAGAAGGGAACTGGAACGCTTCGATCATCATCGGCGAGGAGTTCGCCATCTACGCCCAGCGCGGCAACGGCGACGCAGTTATCTCGCTAGACGGGAAACTGAGTAGGGGCAACGGGCTGTCTGGATGCCGCCGGCGATTCACTGCGTGGTCGGCATGGCTGATCCGGCCGGACGGTCGGCAGATCGGGGAAGAGCCACTTTTCAGTGTGGTTTCGATTCCGAAGGTCGATTAAAGAGAAAGGGGCCGAAAGGCCCCTTCTCTGTTACTGCCCGCGTGCCCTTGCCGCCTGGACGCCAATGTCGAATGCGTTCTCGGGCGTGATCTGCGGAGCCACCGGTGCGGCGGAGTTCGCCCGGATCGGGTTGGGTGCGCTGCGGGCGACAGGTGCCGCTGCAGCTGGCACGGCAACCGCGGTGGCCGGCAGCGCCAGGTAGGCGCGGTGGATCTCGGTCTGCCACTGCGCCGGCGGCAGCGTGCGCTGGATGATGTCGATCGTCGGCGCCAGTAGCGCCAGCTTCTGATCGAACTGCGCATCCCCTGCGCGGAGCTGCGTGCCAAGCTGCTGCACCGAGGCGAGCCCCTGCTGGTACTGCAGATCCTGCTGCTGGCGATCCTGCTGCGCCTGGGTGTGTGTCTGCTGCAGCTGGCCAGTCTGGCGATGCTGGGCCAGTTCCAGCGCCACGTCGCGGGTGATGTCGCCGGAGGTGACGCGGCCGGCCAGGTCCGGATGTGCGCTCAGCGGATCGAACCCAGGCGCCTCGCGGCCCAGCTGCTGGCCCAGCCACTGCAGCTCGCCCTGCATGCGATCGTAGGCGTCAGCCATACGCTTCGGGTCGCCCGAGTTGATGTCGGACAGGTAGCGCAGTGCACCGCCGAACTGCTCCGGCGTGGCACCGGTGCTCTGGACCGTTTCCTCCCACTGGCCGACCCGCTCGCGTGCATCACGGGCCTGGGTGTGCAGCTCCTGGAAGCGCTCGGCCGCGCGTTCCTTCAGGCCCAGCTGCTTCACCTCGTCATCTACCGTCGGCTGCTGCGGCTGCGCGGGCGGTGCTGGCGGCTGCTCGCCGGCGGGCGGTGCGTTCGGGTCGGTGGCGGCCGGCGTGGCCGGTGTCCCGTCCTGCGGCGGCTGGCCGTCTGCTGCCGTCGGGGAAGCGCCAGGCAGTGCGCCCTCCAGCGCCTCCTGCTCGCGTGCAGCTTCGACGCCAGCGGAGAACGCGTCGAGTTCGGCGGCAGCGGGCTGCGGTGCGTCTCCGCCGTCGGCAACCGGCGGTGCGCCAGTGTCGGCCGGCTGGACGTCGGTCGGGGTGGTATCCGGCGTGGCCGGAGTGTTCGGGTCTTCGATGTGCATGGTGGTACCTCTGTTGGCGGCGGGTTAGAGAGGCGGGGCGACAACGCCGCCCACGGGTGCTGCGGTGGGTACCGGCGCTTCGGCCGGCGGAAGGGCTTGCATGGGATCGGCAGGCGGCATGCCGGGCATGGCCGGCGCGTCGATCACGGCGCCAGGCGCAACCTGCGGCACCTGCGGAATGAAGGTGTAGGCATCGATGGATGTGTCGCCGGTGCGCTCGATGGTTTCGACCATCAGCTGTTCCAGGCTGTTGGCGATGTCAAGCGGCGTTGCGCCGCGCATCTCGCCGATGGTGACGACTGCCTGCTGCAGCTGCGGCAGGATCGCGCCCCACTGCTGCCGGCGCAGGTTGGACGCCGGGCGGCCCGAGCTGCCCGCGCGAATGTCGACGTTCAGCAGCGCAGTGACCAGCTCCGGCAGGGTCGCGTTGAACCACAGCGCCTCTGGCCCGGCGATGTCGCTCACCTCTTCCGGCGACAGGCCGGCGGGTGACATGGCTTCCTCAGCGGTGTACTGCGCGACCTCGCCCAGGACGTCGTCCAGGCTGTCGCGGCTGTAGCCCAGGCGCGACTCGGTTCCCTGCTGCTGGATGTCGGCCTCGGTGGCCGTCTTCGCGGTCTGGATGCTGGAGGACAGCGCCTCCTGGATGCCCCAGATCAGTTCCAGTTCGGCGCGGATGGGCGCGGTGTCGTACAGCGCGGCGTCGATCTGGTTGTACTGGATGGGGAACAGCACGCTGGTGGTGGGCAAGCCCTTCAGGTCCAGGCCGACCATCTCCCCGATGCCGGCGCCCTCCAGCTTCGCTGCGTCTTCCGGCTCTACAGCACCACGGTCGAAGCCCAGCTTCGGGATGGCCCGGCGGCGATGCTCGCGGTAGTTGGTGCGGGTGCGGTTGTACTCGTCCAGCAGGGCACGCGAGCGGTCCACCAGCGACTGCGGATGCCGCTCCCCATCCACCCACAGCGGCGCCCACTGGAAGAACGGGTAGAAGCGCGTGCTGCGCTGGTCGGGGGTGTACGGCTGGCGCAGGTTGCGGCGCAGACCGGGCGTGATGGTGCGCACCAGGTTGGTGGTCAGGTCCCACACCTCCCATATGCACAGGAAGCGCGGGCCGGCATCACTGCCCTGCCCTGCCGCCGTGGCGCTGCGGAACACCTCGGCGTCGCTGTCGCTCACCACACCATCAGCCGGGGCGAACCCACCTTCGCGCGCGCGGCTCTCTGGCTGCACGTGGTAGTAGGCCTCGGCCTTCCCCAGCTCGTCGCGCAGCTCCGGGAACGTGGCCTGCGCCTTGTCGTACGGCATGAACGTGCGGTGGGCGATCCACGGCGAGATGGCGTAGTCCTTCAGCGTGGCCACGTCCATGGAGACCTGGATGTCTTCGCCGCGCACGAAGTCGAAGACCAGGCCGTTGTAGATGATGTGCTCGACCTGGGATTCCAGCGTCTGCATCTGCTGTTCGTACTGAGCCTTCAGCAGGTCCGGGTTGGCGGCGTTTCCCTCGGCCAGCTCGCTTTCCATCAGGGCCAGGGCTTCGAGCTTGGCGCGCAGGTCGGCGATGCGCTGATCGGTGGTCGGGTCGCGCTCGGTCTCGCGGTGCCATGCCGCCTTGATCCAGCCGATGCCGATGCTGAGGCCCGAACGCACCATGGCGTCGGCAGCGTGCTTCAGGCGACCACGCTTCCACAGCGAGGCAATGACGATCTCCAGAGTGCGGCCGACCTGCTTGGCCAGCTTCACCCGGCTGGAGCCGACCGACTCGGCGGGCTGCACGGCAGGCTCAGGGTCGCGTGCGTACAGGAACGACGTCAACAGGTTCACGTAGGTGCCGGCGATCGGCACGCTCACGTCATAGACCGGATCGACCTGGTTGCGGCAGTAGCGACGGTCCAGCGCATAGCCCTTGCGGGCGTTCTTGTCGAACTCGCGCGACTCCTTGATGCGCTTGTGCCAGTTGGCGACGTCTGCTTCTTCCTGTGCCAGCGCCTGGGCCTGCGCCTCGCGCTCTGCGTCGGCTGCCTGCTCGGCCGCCAGTGCGTCGGTGAAGCTGTCGGCGGTGGGCATGGTCACAGGGCGGATCTCCTACGTTCGGCGAGTGAGGGCTGGTCGGAGTGCTCCAACCACTGGCGGCTATGGGGCACCAGCACCCGAGGCCGTTCAATGGACGGTCGGTCGCGCGCGCTTACTGCGGCGGGGAATTTGCTGTGGATGAAGTAGCCCAGGGCGTCCGGCGGATGGTCGAAACCGGTCGTCTTGTCGGGCAGACCGTTGGCGTCGTACGGCTGCTTCTCCAGCGCCTCGGTCAGCTTCGGGCAGTTGCGCACGTTCACCAGGAAGCGGCGGCGGCGCTTGGCGTTGAGGATCATGGCGTTGACGCTGACCACGCGGGAGCGGATGCGCGGGTTGGCCGCCGGCACAACGATCGTCATCGACCGTTCGGCCCGGATCAGGCCCAGGTCGGACGTACTGGCGTTGTTGGTGTGCTGGCTGTCGCCGCTGGCGTCCGGGTAGATCGTCATCCGGTGGCCGCCGAACTGGTCCCGCAGCGCCTGGATCATCGCAGGGGTGTCGCGGATGCCGGTCAGCTCGGCCAGCGCCATCGGCTCGCCGTCGCGGATCACGCAGATGATGGCCGTCATGTTCAGCACGTTGAAGTCCATGCCGATGTGCAGCGCCTCGCCGTCCTGGATCTCGGCAGTGGTGTTGTTGGCCGTGCGGGAGAAGGCCGGATACACCGACCCCGTGGTCAGGTTGACGAACATCCCGTCGATGTAGGCCTGCACCAGCTGGGGCGGGTAGCTCTCGAACAGCGACTGGATGTAGTCGTCCGGCAGGTTGGCCTCGTTGTCGTAGGTGCTGGCGTGCACCAGGCCGTACAGCACCTGCAGCTTGGGGTTCTCGCTGGGTAGCTGGTGGAACTGCTCGTAGACGAAGTTGAACCCCTCGGGGGTAGTCGTCACATCGATGCCGTTCTGCAGGCCGTCGGCCTTCACGCGCAGGCGGGCAATGATCTTGCGCCAGGCGTCCTGGGCCTTCCGCTTCTTCAGCGTGTCGATCTCGTCGACCAGGGCCTTGCCGACCTTGAAGCCAACGATGCTGGCCGGGTTGTCCATCGACCGGCAGATGATCGTGCCGCGGTACTGGCGGCCTGAGTACAGATGGGCCTCCTTGTTCGACTCGACTATGCGCGCGCGCAGTCCCCAGTCGAAGGCCACTTCCTCGATGGTTGGATAGAAGATGTCGCGGATCTGCGGATAGCTGGGAGCGAAGTACCCGGCCGGCACGCGCGGATGCGTCCACACGTGGCTGCATAGCGAGCCGCAGCCGACCCAGGTCTTTCCAGAGCCGAACCCACCAACGAAGGCGCGGAACTTGTGCGGCAGCTGCAGGAACGCGGCCTGCGGTTCGTTAAGGGTTGGCATTCCGGCGGCGCCCGCTGACCACGTTCACCGTGACCGCGACCGGTGCTGGTGTGTCGCCGTCGTCCTCGCCCTCCGGCTTGTCGCGCCAGCTGCCCGGCTTGCGGTTCTTCAACCAGAAGATCGCCGCAGTCGTGTCCGGCGGGAACTGCTTGTCGGTCGAGGTGACCACGATCTCCCCTTCCACCACCCGGACGTCGTCCTCTCGGCAGCGGTAGCCGGTTGCCCGTTCGAACAGGGCGCGCTCCACCCGCAGGTCGGCCTCGGCCTTACTCAGCTTTAGGGCTTCCGAAAACTCGGGGTGCTTGATCTTCCACAGGTTGACCGTGGACAGGGCCACGCCGAAGAACTCAGCCACTTCCGGGTCGGTGCAGCCCCTGCGGCCCAGCAGTGCGGCCTGGCGCGTGAACTCCGCGCGGTACTTGGTGGGCCGGCCACCCTTCGAGGGTGCTTTGGCTTCCTTCTTGGCCGGTTTGGCCTTCGGGGCGTCTGGCTTCTTGCGGGGCATCAGCTCGCCCCTTGCGGGTAAAGCTGCCGATTCCCGGGGGCATGAACGTCACCATGGAGAGGCAAGTCCCCATGGCCGCCGCAACGCGGCTCTCCCCGTGTCGGCTGCACGCTGTTGTCGACACCTGCGTGCTGGTCGTCCCGGTACTCGCCCCGGGTGGCTTCCTGACTGGATGGCGTCTGGCGGTCGCTCATGCTGCTGTTATCCCAGCCTGAGCATTCCGATCAATGGCGATCAGGCAGCAGCGAACAATTCCAGCTGCATCGGCCAGCGGATGGGCTCGGGCTGCTCCCAGCCGTAATGCTCCCGCAGGTCCTCGGCGATCTGCTCTGGGCTCGGGAAGCTGACCCGCTTGCCGTCGGCGGTGTCGGCGCCGTAGAGCCCGAACAACCAGTCAGGGTGCTCGCGCAGCATGCCCTCTCCCGCTGCCGATCCAATGCGCAGGGCGAAGATGCTGCAGGCCGGGTCTCCGAACACATAGCTGCCCTCTCCTTGGGCGTTGCGGATGTCGCGCACGCGGGAAAGCACCTTCCTGGCCACCAGCAGCACGTCCGCCTCGCTGGCCACGGCAAGGCCGACCGCTGACCGGCGGAACTGCCGGTGCGGTGCTGCCTGCCTGGTCGTCTGGTTGTCGGTCTTCTTGCGCATGGTCGTTCCCCCGGTGGGGTTCGTCGGGATCAGGCTGCGGCCTCACTGAACAGGCTGGGCGCAGCGGCCAAGTACTCGATCGCCACCTCCAGCCGCGCGCCCTTGTCATCCGGTTCCATGCGCTCCAGCACAATGCGGCGAATCTGCTTGTCGTCCGCCCATGCGATGCCGTTGAGGGCGTCGGACAGAACCTTCTCGCAGTTGCCGAGGTCGATGCACATCACGGTGTCGTCCCACGTATAGGGCTCTTTCCGGGCGCGCTTGGCCCAGTCCTGAGGCCGATTTGGGTACAACTGGACGTGCAACAGAACCCTGCCCGGCGTTGCGCCGTTGAGCCCAGCTGCCGATGCAATGGCACCAACCGCACGACGGTAATCCTCGGCCTCTGGTGTCACGTAGGTCATGGCGCGGTGCTTGTTGGTGCCTTTCAGCTTGATGACGCGCGTTGCCCAGTAGCGGTTCGCACTGATCGGGTACGGCAGGGTCAGGTGGGTCATGCTGCCCATGGGCGGCTCTCCTTCTGGTTCTTTTCGAGCAGGGTGTTCTGCAGGTCCAGCAGGTAGTCGTCGTTGCCGATCTCCTGGCGGAACCGGCGTGGCTGTTTGGCGTAGGACGGGCCGAACAGGCGCTCGCAGGTTTCCGCATCCATGCCGCCGAAGGGCTCGCCGCGGTGCGACCACAGGTTCAGGCCGATGGTGAAGTCGTGGCAACGCCGCTTCTGGCCGTGCTTGCCGCCCACGGTCAGGTGGTGCACCTCGCAGGGGATGTAGCCCAGACCGAGGGCATAGGCGACCACGCAGCCGACGTCCTTGATGGCGTCCATGCGCTGCTGCTGCTCAACGGTGGGCTTGCTGGTGCTGCGACCTCGCTTCATCAGCGTCCACCCATCTGCCACACGCAGTACAGAGCGCTATGCCCAACGCTTGTGCACTCCTTGAACTGCCAGCGAACACAACCTCCAACCAGAAGCAGAAAGCCCCCGATGAACACCAGGTAAGCCACAAGTTGAAGCTTTTCTTTGAACCATTTCATGCCGCATACCTCTGCAGTCGTCGGGGAGCTTGGTCGCTCAGGCGAACGTTGTTTTCCACGGCCCAGGCCTGCGCGAAGGTGATCAGCTCGGCCATCTGGCCCACCGTCATGCGCCTGGTCTGGATGGATAGGTTCACGATGCTGGCGCCGTCGAGGGACGGGACCACGTCGCCCTGCTGGCGGTTGGATTCGCGCGCCCAGGCGTCGACCAGCAGGCGCTTCCAGCCCTCGGCGTCGATGTAGCGGCCGGCCCACTTCAGCTGGGTGGCCATCTCGCCGCAGATGGCATGGAACATGGCGTTCTGCTCCAGGCTGCGGCTGGGCTTGTACTCCTTGACGGTCACACACACGTCCTGCCCCAGCTCCAGGAACTGGCAGGCGAAGTGCCATGCAGCTGCCATGCGGTCGCGGGCATTGCCGGCGCGCAGAATGAAGGTTCCGAGATTCATGCGGCGCGCTCCTCTTCCGTCGCCAAGGTGGTGGCCATGCCCCTGCACCAGCCAGCGACTGCGTAGCCGATGGGGATCAGGTCCAGATCGGCGTCGACTGACGGCAGGCCTGCCTCGATTTCCTCGGCCTGCTGAATGCACCAGTTCGCCCTCTCGTTTGGTGTCATGCGCGCTCTCCGGTTGCCATGTCCTTGCCGCTCCTGCGGCGATCGCGCGGCGCGTCGAATCCGCCGCTGTCATCGTCTGCATCGCGCAGCACGGTTCTGAGCGAGTAGTTCGGCTTCTCACCGTGGTAGTTCTCGAAGCGGCTGCATTCGAGGTGGTGCCGCAGGTAAGCGGTGCCCGTCTCGCCCTGGCGGTTCTTGGCCAGGATGAATTCCGAGATGCCGGGAGCGCCGCAGGCGTCCTTCGTGTAGTAGTCGTCGCGGTAGATGAAGGCGATCACGTCGGCGTCCTGCTCGATGCCGCCGGACTCGCGAAGATCGGCCATCACTGGGCGCTTGTCGGTACGCGTCTCCAGCGAGCGGTTGAGCTGCGACAGCGCGATCACCGGGCATTCCAGCGCCTTGGCCAGCTTCTTCAGCGTGCGCGAGATGTAGGAGACTTCCTCGGTGCGATTGCCGGCCTTGGCCGGACCCGACAGCAGCTGCAGGTAGTCGACCGCGACCACGCCCAACCCGCCCTTCACCTTGGCGTGCATGCGCGACGCGCGCGCCACCAGCGAATCCACCGGCAGCGAGCCGCAATCATCGATCGCCAGCGGCAGGCCATGCAGGAAATTGCGGGCGATGCTCAGCTTGTGCCAGTCGTCATTGGTCAGTTCGCCCTTCACCCGCATGCGCGACAACGGCACGCCCGAGTGCATGCTCATCAACCGCGCCAGCAGCTGCCGGCGTCCCATCTCCAGGCTGAATACCGCAGCGTGCTTGCCCTGCACTGCCACGCTGTAAACCCACTCCAGCATGTTCGCCGTCTTGCCCATCGACGGCCGGGCCGCGAGGATCATCAGGTCCGTTGGTTCCAATCCGGGCAGCTTCCTGGCCACGTTCTGCCACGGCGGGATCAGGCCGAGGTCGGCGGTGCCCTCGAACCGCGCCTCCATTTCCTCCCACATGCCCTGCAGGTCGCTGCGCACCATCACCAGGCCGCCGTTGCCGCCTGACTGCACGCTGAGGTTGGCGAACTTCGCTGTAGCACTGGCCACCAGCGCATCAGCGTCCTCGTCGGCAGTGGCGTAGGCGTCGTTGGTGATCTCGGTCGCGCGCTCGATCACGCCCCGCAGCAGCGCCTTGTTGCGCACGACCTCGGCATAGCCGCGGATGTTGGCCGCTGACGGCGTGGTGCTGGCCAGCTCGACCAAGTACGCGCCGTCGCCCACCAGTTCCAGCTGGCGCTGGTTCTCGAACCAGTTGATCAGCAGCACGGTGTCGAAGGGCTGTTCGCGGTCGGCCAGATCGCAGATGGCGTGCCAGATCAGCTGGTGGTCGCGGCGGTAGAAGTCCCGCTCGGTCAACACATCGCGGACATCGCGCAGCGCTTCCGGCGCCAGCATCAGGCCGCCGAGGACGGACTGCTCAGCGTGGATCGAATGCGGCGGCACCGGCAGGTAGGCGTAGTCGTCGCGGTAGGCAGGCTGGGCGCTCATGGGGCCTGCTCCTGCTCACGGGCTTTCTCGGCATCGCGCTCACGGGCCAGCTGCACACCGGCGGTCGTCAGTTCGCAACCACCTGCAGGCGGCAACCACCAGAGCTTGAACCAGTTCCGGCGAACGGCGTCGCGGAAGTGGGCGCGCCAGTCCTTCTGCATCTTGCCGCTGTCGCGATGCCGGCCAGCAAACTCCCGCCATGACAGGTGCAGGAAGTCCTTCGGGATCCCAGCGTCACGGGCGAAGGCAAAGATCGGATCCGTCCTCGGGATGGCCGATTCGCCAGCGTCCTGGCACTGGTCGAGGAAGGCAGCGAAGGTGATCTTCTCCCGCTTCTTCCGCCCAGGCTTCGCCCCTTCGGCGGTAGCCGAGGGGGTATGGGGGTGTTTTTCTTCTTTTGGAGACGGAGACGGAGACGGAGACGGAGCATTGCTAGTTCCTGCTGAGCGCATTGCCGGTGAACTGCTACCAGCATCCGAACCATTGCTACTAGCAGCATGTTCGGCAGATGCAGCACGGATTGCTGCATATTCGGGAACCTGACGATTGGCCTCCGATTCACCGTGATGACGCTTCACCGCGTTCCACTTCGCCTTCAACGAACGAAGGTCGGAACCCGCCGACCAGGGCTGATGCTCGGCCCAGTCGTGCAGCTGGTAGGCGCCATCACTGCCGTCCAGGAACCCGACCGACGCCAGCTCACGCACCAGCGCGTCGTTGTCGCCCGCCCAGTCTGCGGCCAGCTCGATGTCCTCGGCGGTCATGCCTTCCAGATCACCATCCGGCCGGTTGGCGCGCGCCCACAGAATCAGGCACACCAGCGACCAGCCGGCGGCAGGGCCCAGCCGACGAACCAGCTTCTTCGTCTTCGGGTGGCCGGGCAAACCCGTGCTGAGACGCGCGTCGGTGCTCATACGCCCCTCAGCATCCCGGCCAAGCGCGACACTTCCGAGCGCCAGCACGGCGGCTCCATGGCAGCCTGAAGGTCGAAGAACTGGCGCAGCAGGTTCGATTCGGTCGCAGCGCACAGCGGACCGACCAGCCGGCGCGGGATCGGACGCATGCCGCGGCGCATGCGCGACACGTAGCTCTCCGACTTGCCGATGGCAGCGGCCACGTTGGCCAGCTTGTGGTCGCCGGCCTTCATCGCGATGGCCAGCGCCTGGTCTGGGGTCTCGATCTGCCGCACGACTTGCAGCGGTGCGTCCTTCGGCTTCCTGGTCACGCAGATACCCAGGTGAAGCCGTCCAGTTGGATCCGTCAGGTTGTCAGTGATTTCCATGATTTGCCTTTTCTTGCCAGGGGGTTGGGGGCGGAAATGGAGGCCCACCACAACGGAAGGCCCCGATGCCCGGTTCACTGCGGAAAGCCCACGGAAACGTCGTCCAGATGATCTGGACCGGTGGGCGGTGCTTTGCCCTCGTAAGGGCGGGGGGAAAGACCCACGTTCGTCCGCTGAAGCGGAAGACCCGCGAGCCGATGGCAGCCGGTGCGGTGGGCGTGGTTTTGCCCTTCCCCACCAGGCCGGTGTGAGGTGGCCATGTCAGGTGCCATCGGATGCGGACAGGCGCTCGTCCTGCCACTGACCGAACATGGCGGCCGCGAACTCGACGCTCGTGTGCGCTTCGACGCTGCGCCAGAATTCGATCTCGGCCAAGGCCGACTCGGCGTAGCCTTCGGGCATGCCACCATTCGCGTCGCACCACACCAGCATCCGGCGGTGCGAGGCTTCCAACAGATCCGAGGTCTTTTCACACATGGCAACCACCGAGCAGATCGAAGCAGCCCAGCGAAAGCTGGAACGTGCCCGCGCAGAGCGCGATTCGTGGAAGGGAAGCAACCGGCACAACTACGAGATGGCCTCGCACCTGGTGGCGGCGCTGGAGAAGGAGTTGGCGAAGCTGCTGGGCGAGGACGGGCATTAGGAGGCGCCCTCCTTCTTGCGTGCGCGGATCTCTGCGATCGCTGCGGCGACAAGCAGCATCACGGCCACGCAGCCGCCGAAACCGTAGAGGCCGGTGTCAGTCAACGTCGCGAAGGTGATGGGAATGATGTAGAGGCAGCTGATACCCAAGCCCCATACAACGCCGGCGGCGAATGGAGACTTGAACATTCAGGCCTCCGTTCCGGCCGGCTCGTTTGCCGGCGCCGGGCCGAAGACGTCGGGGCGCAGTTCGCTGCGGTTGACCCGCCCCCGCGTGGCACGGTGGATTTCGTTTGCCAGCTTCGGACTGGGTTGCTTGTTCCCCAGCGCGATCTGGTAGAGCGTTCCAACGCTGCAGTTGGCCTTTTGGGCAACCGAAACCAGAACCGGGCACTTCAGCGTGCCGGTTCCCCCTTTGCTGGTGGCGTAGTTGGTCAGGTTCATGCGCCGCACATTACCGTTTTGGTTATTGGCGGTCAATACCGTTTCGGTCATTCCCCTGCAGGTCTTCGCTTGTGACCATTACCCCCATGGACGCAAGCACCGCCCGAACCGAAAACATGCGCCGCCTGGTCAATCAGGCGGGCGGCCCAGCCGAATGGGCGCGACAGTACGGCGGCAGCCGCTGGGCACAGCCACAGGTGAGCCAATGGATCTCTGAAGGTTCTCCAAAGGGGATAGGCGGGAGACTTGCGCGTGATCTGGAATCAGCCATGGGCCTCGCTCACGGTGAGCTCGATAGGCCGCCAGTTGCTGCGTCTCAACCTGTGGGAATAGACGTCGCTACGCTCCGTTCCGCCCACCGGCTGCTTCAGCTGGTGGCGGAGATCAGGGGAGAACCACCTGTCCCAGACATCAACGTGGTTGCTCTGGCCGTTGCCTATGAAACGGTCAGAGCGGAGGCCGCAGGTCTGGACGACAGCAACGTTCTCGACTTCATGCGGGCCTTTGTGGCTCGTCTGGAAAAGACCAAGGGAGCGCAGGATGGCATTGAGCGAAGAGCGGCTGAAGGAACTGGCTAGTCGAATGGCGAAGGCGATGGAGGCTGAGGTACGAATCGATCGACCCAGGCTTCGCCTAGTAAAGCCACAACCGCCCCCGCGCGGCATGGATGACCTGATGCGAGAGTCGCATTGCAAGATGATCAGGCACTTCCGGCGACGCTGGGGACACCCCATGCAGATGATCATCGACCAAGCAGTGTTTGGCCTTGCGGGTATCGAACAGCTCGATGATGAAGCGCTGATCCAGCTACATAAGGATTTGGAGCGCGCGCAGGAGTGCATGCTGGACGGCGTCAGCTTTGAGGACGCTGGACTGCTCCGCTACCGCTACTGAATTCCCCCCTGAGCTTCCACAGGAACCCCGCCAGCGCGGGGTTCTTTGCGTTTGGGTCCACCGACCCGAATCGGTCGCAAAAAAATTACCGTTTCGGTATTGACCATCAATAACCATTTCGGTAATGTTGCCCCGTCGGCCCACCCGGGCCATCCAAGACGGGGTCCACCATGGCAGAAGCAACCCTCTACCTGATCGCTTGGGCAGCGCTGGTCGCCAGCGCGGTGCTGCGGTATCGCCGCCAGTGTGGGGAGGCCTGAGCCATGGCCCGCCACACTGCCAAAGATCTGGCCCGTGCCGCCCAGCGCAGCCACGACAGTCGCGCACCGGCTGAACCGAACGAAGAAGCCTTCCAGTTCGCCTGCGACCACGTGGCGGCGGAGCTGGAGCGCGAGGGTGACGTCGCCCCGCTGGTCGAGAAGCTGAGCCAGGCTCGGCACGTGATGACGCACCTCCTGTCGCAGGAGGTCCCGGCCTACCTGCTGCCCCACTTCCGCGAGCTGGCCGATCTGGTCCGCGACATGTCCCGCCGCGTGGACGCCTCGATGAAGGATTTCGAGGCCGGACACCTGGAGGACGCCGCATGACCGCCGCCGAACGCGATCAGCGCCACCACATGGTCGCCACCGTCGTAGCGAATGCCCTGTCGTTCTGCCTGGGCGTAGTGGCCACCGTACTGCTGCAGGCGGTGCTGTCGTGAGCCGCCGCTACCGCATCGCCTGGGCCGCCGTCGCGCTGTTGGCCGCCGTCGTCGTGCCACTGCGCATCGCCGAAATCCATCAGGGCCACATCGACCGTGACGCGGCGAAAGCTCGCTGGGCGGCAACCAGTTCTGTGCGCGGCTGATCCGCTCCCTACTTCCGCCGGCGCTGCCGGCTCTACGAGAGGCACCACCGATGTTCGAACTGCGCGATGCGACCGCCAAGGTCGCCAACTTCAACCCCCGTGCGGAGAAGCACGGCGACGAAAACAAGCTGGCCGGCGACCTGAAGCTGGTCGTGGCCGTCAGCAGCAGCGTGCTGGACTACTTCCAGAAGGGTCTGCGCCAGGCCCTGTACCGCAAGGCTACGCAGGGCGAGCAGCAGGACCTGATCGAGGGCGGCGACGGCCTGACGGCGGTCAAGTTCCCGAAGTTGGGCGCGCTGCCGTGGGACGAAGAGTACCCGGGCTATTCCCTGTTGATCGGCGGCGGCCTTGGGCTGTCCGAGCCGCTGGTGATCAGCGACGTCACCCTGAAGAAGCTGTCCTTCGAGCCCCTGGAAGGCGGAACCCTGCAGCTGACCTTCAGCGCCGTGTTCCACCCGACCAAGGCCGAAGCCGGTGCCTTGTGCGAGCAGATCAAGAACGAGGTGCAGCTGACCCTCGTTTCGCCGCTCAACACCAGCAAGGGCGACAAGCCCGTGCAGGAAGACCTGGCCGCGTAACGCATTCCCCCGCCCGCCCCCTGCGGGCGCCTGCGCCGGCCAGGCCTTCCACAAAGCCGGCACCTCATTTCATGTCGAGAAAATACCCGTGAACCAGATCGTCACCATCGAGGATTCGGTCTACGGCACCAAGGATTCCTTCGCCTCGGTGCTGACTGACCGGTCCATCAACTTTGACCGCGAGGCCGAGTTTGCCCTGCAGACGCTGTACGGCAACGACTACGCGATGAAGATCGCGATGCAGAACCGGGCGTCGGTTATCGCTGCGGTCGTCAACATCGCGGCCATCGGCATCAGCCTGAACCCGGCGAAGAAGCAGGCCTACCTGGTCCCGCGCGACGGCAAGATCTGCCTGGACATCAGCTACATGGGCTTGATGGATCTGGCCATCGACTCGGGGTCGATCCGCTGGGGCCAGGCCGAGCTGGTCTACGAGAGCGACCTATTCGAGCTGGTCGGGGTGGACAAAGAGCCAATCCACAAGCGAGCTCCGTTCAGCCGCAACCGCGGCGAGATAGTGGGCGCCTATGTGGTGGTGAAGACGCCCGAAGGCGATTACCTGACCACCGCAATGTCCGTGGATGAAATCAACGAAATCCGGGATCGCTCGTCGGCATGGAAGGCGTGGATCTCGAAAAAGAAGTCCTGCCCGTGGCTGACCGATTGGGGCGAAATGGCGAAAAAGACCGTCGTGAAGCGCGCCTACAAGTACTGGCCGAAGACCGAGCGCCTGGACACCGCGATCCACCACCTGAACACCGATGGCGGCGAAGGGCTGGCCGTGATTGAAGGCCAGCAGGTGCCGAACAATCGCCCGGCCCTTCCTCCGCCGGACGACACCCCCGAGCGTCTGGAGCTGTACGCCAGCCTGCAGGACGTCGCCAGCGGCGGCGTCGATGCGCTCGGCGAAGCATGGTCGAAGCTGACCAAAGCCCAGCGCACGATGATCGGCCAGGCCGGTCTGGAAGCGTTGAAGGCTGAGGCCGAGAAGGCTGACGCCGAGGTGGTCCAATGAGACTGATCCACTGCGACCAGGGCAGCGACGCGTGGCACAACGCCCGCGCCGGCATCATCACCGCCAGCATGTTCGCCACTGCGCGCTCACGTGTGGGCGAGCTGACCGACCAGCAGCGCACCTACGTGGATTCGGTGCTGGCCGGCATGGCGCCCAAGGCTGCTGCCGAGGCAGCCAGCTACAAGGCCGTTCCGAAGTCGGCGGTGATCGAGAAGGCGCTGGCCGGCGAGCCCATCGGCGACTTCAGCGAGGCGTCGAAGAACTACGCGTTCCGCCTGGCCATCGAGCGCATCAGCGGCGAGCCGCTGGACGAAGGTTTCGAGACGTTCGCCATGCGCCGCGGCCATGAGCTGGAACCGGAAGCCCGCGCCGAGCATGAGGTGCAGTCCGGCCTGCTGGTGAAGCGCGCCGGGTTCGTCCTGAGCGAATGCGGCGACTACGGCTGTTCGGCCGATGGCTTCATCGGCGAGGACGGCGGCAGCGAATACAAGTGTTTCATCAACCCCGAGAAGCTGCGCGCCTTCCACATCGACAACGATGCGAGCGAGGTGTTCGAACAGGCTCAGGGCTGCATGTGGCTGACCGGTCGGCAGTGGTGGCACATCGGCCTGTACTGCCCGGCGCTGGCCGCCGTGGGCAAGCAGCTGTGGTGGCGCCGCTTCGATCGCGACGAGGCGTTCATTGCCAAGCTGCGGTCTGACCTGGTGCCGTTCCGGCAGATGGTGGTCGGGTTCGAGCAGAGCCTGCGCGCTGGTGATCACCAGCAGGTGGCTGCCTGATGGACGTCGCCATCTACCCCTACCACGCCAAGAGCCTGCGCCGTGCCGGTCAGGCTCGCGCGCAGTTGTTCGCCCACGTCATCGAGGGCAAGCGCTACACCACCTCGCAGGTGGCCGAGATCCTGGACATATCCCACAGCGCCGCATACGAGCGGATCAAGCGGCGCCCTCACCC